CCGCCGCCGTCCTGCACCATCGTGGCCGAGGGCGGGAAATCGTAGACCCGCAGTCCGTAGTGCTGGATCACCGCATCGGCGAACCGATACTTGTGCGGCTGCCAAGGCTCGCGGTGGAAGACCACCGGCAGGTCGTCCCGGTGACGCCGCACCAAGTCTAGCACCACCATGCTATCCTTGCCGAAAGAGCAGGCGATGCATGGATTGCCAAACTCGGCGAGCGACTGCTCGATGAGCTGGTGAGCGTAGGAGACTTTGTCTTCGTAGGTCATTAGAAAGAGGCGCCCGCGATAGCCATGCCAGCACCGGAAGCGATGCCGCCGCCGATCCCGCCAAACATCCCCATCATGCCCGCGTTCTGCGAGGCACCGGCCTGCATTGCTGCGGCCTGCATGGCGGCGTTGTTGTTGAGCACAGCGTTGCGGTTGGAGGCCAGCATGTTGGTATTGAAGCTGGCCACGTTGCCGGATTGCTGAAGCGAGTTGCCAAAGATGCTGCCGACCTGTCCTGTCGTATTACTCAGCGTCGAGGCGCCAAGACCAAACGCCGGACCAATCGACTGCCGGAACGGATCAAGCTCGGTATAAGCTCCGGCCAGACCAATCCGCCGCTGACGGCGAGCCAGATCCATCTGGTTGACATTGGCAGCGAAGCCACGCCGCGCATCTAGCCGCTGCTGCCCATAGGCATCTCGGTTAAGGATTTCCGCCGCGCTGCTACCCATGCTGGTTCCAAGCCCGCGAGCCGCAAAGGCCGCGCGTGCCGACTGCGAGGCTTCGCGCTGCTGCTCCGGTGAGAGCGAGCGGCCGAGCGCGAGTTCAGACTCCGCATCACGCTGGAGCTGTGCCTCAATGGCATTAGGCGCGGACGCTGCTGCCAGCTCCTCGCCGATGACGCCGCGCGTGCGCTGGAGGTATTCGTTGTCGAGCCTACCGGCGAGCTGGTCGGCGGTGCCGAACTGCATGCGGATATACTCAGGGTATAGCCGCTTGATCGCCGCTTCTTCTTCGGCGGTCTGCGCCTTGGCCACGCGGATGCTGGCCTCGGCCATTTTGTCGTAATCGATAGGCGCCGGTGCCGGTGGCACTGGTTGCGGCGCTGGCATGCTTGGTTTTCCACCCATATTATTGTCCTCCTGTTTTCTTAATTAGTTTGTCCCAATCGTAGACTCGCGGCTCAAAGCTCCCACGTCGGCACCATGCTGCATATTGCTGCGGATGCGGCGCCACGCGCAGACACTCCCGCACAGGGTTTGTGCCAGCAGCGCCAGCAGCCAGAGTGACGAACCAAGTGTTAGGCTCGCCGCTTTCAAATTGTTGCTCCTCCGCGTTCCACCGGCAGGCTTTGGCCAGCATGAAGCATGACGGCGAGTTCCACACATAGCCGGACGACAGATGCTCGCCGACTGCTTCCCAGAAGTCTTGCGTCGAGTGCTCGTCCCACCAGTGTTTTGCGCTTTGCCATGGGGTCATCGGAAGATGGCGACACATGCAAGGGAGATGTCTTTGAGCGCTCCTGCTTGTGTGTATGCAACAAAGCGAACCGAGCCGACTGCTGGGGTATTGGTAACGCCGTTAAATCCGCCATTACCGCCGCCCATCTCTGAAGAAAGTTGAACGGCGTAATTCGCATCGGGCATGGCCGTGGTGAACGTGACCGTGTAATCGCCGGTCCCATTGCGCAATACGCTGGCCACATTGCCCGAACTGCGAATCAGCCGATTGGTATTTGCCGTTGATGCAGCGCCGGTCGTGTCTTTTGTTCCATCAAAATTAACCCAAGCCCTGCACGCATAGATCGGCGGCGAGTTGTCGGCGTTCAGCGCCTTTTTGACTTCACCGGCGTTGGCGGCGAGGGAGAGCTTGGCGTCGGTGACGGCGTCGTCGGCGATCTTGGCCGTCTCAACTGCGCTGGTGGCCAGCTTCGCGGCCGTGACATTGGCGTCAGCAATCTTTGCCGTGGTCACGTTCGCGTCCAAAATCTTTGCGGTCGTCACCTCATTGTCAGCGACAACGACAGTCGGCGCGGCGGCCGTGTTGAGTTTGGCGGGGGTGACGGTTTCGCCACTGACCCAGTTGTAAGATGCGGTTACGGTTGCCATGATTTTGTTCCTTAGTTGTTAAGCTGCGTTCCTTGTCTCAGTCGGCGGGTTGCTCGGCCCTGCGGCTTCGATTGAGACGTTGCGGATCTCCGGCCGGTTGGCCGTGGTTAGAAATTCGAGTTCGGCGTAGTGTGCCTTGGCGCGGATCGGCTGCTTGAGCGTGTAGTCTTCGGCCAAGCCGGACGTGTTGGTCTGTCCCGGCACCAGCGTGATCGTAGCGTCGGGGTTGATCGTGATGGCCTTGACCGTGACCGATCCGGTGTTCGGCAGGACGACATCGGCGAGACTGCGGACGAAGCGTTTGGTGCTCATGCTGCCCATACCGTAACGTCGGGTGACGATGCGTCCGGGGACCGGCGCGATGACATCGGCCTGCACGTCCGGCGACTGGTCGCCTTCCTCGATCTCGTCGAGCAGCATGAGGCGACCGGCCTTGTTGCTGACGAAGAGGCGGCGCTCGTTGGCGCGGGTTGCCACTACGAAGTCATCCACGCCGAAGCCGTAGATGTCGCGGGTCTCCCACTGGTCGTTCAGCGCATTGTAGAGGAAGACACCGTTGTTGTTGTCGGCACCGGCCAGCGGGACGGCGAGATAGTAGCGGTTGCTATACCAGAGGCCCACCGAGTTCTTGACCAGCGTGGCGTTGAGGTCGTCGAGCTGGTTGGCAATGGGGTCCGAGAGCGGCTTGGTGTCGCCGCGCAACTTGAGGTCAAGGCGGCTGTCCAAGCGGTAGACACCGGAGTCACTGAGGAAATAGACAAACTGCCCTGCCGTGGCGATGGAGCGGCGGGCCGCGCATCCGACCTCGTCGGTGAGGAGCGTGAGCTTGCTGAGAGCGGTGTCGATGGCCGTAGAGGCGCCGTCCACGCTGGCAAACTGATTGACCTCCGCAAGCCAGATGGACTTTCTACAAAAGACGAGGAAGCTGTTTTCGACCCACGGATGCACCGCGACAACGAAGTCATTGCTGCCCGCACCGGCGCGGAAGGACTGCCAATACGGATCGTAGGTATTCGCGTCGAGGATGTCCGAGATGAGCACGTTGTTCTTGCCGTCAGGAAGGACGAGTCGGTTGTTGACGTAGGTGCCCCAAGGCGTCGAGCGCATGGTCTTGTAGGTGGCCGAGAGTCCGGTGGGCACGCCTGCGGGACTGCGGACGAAGGCGGTCGTGACGCCGTCCCAGTAAAGCGGCGCCTTGACGCGGCGGATGGTGCGGCCGCTGGTTGTGGCGTCGGTCGCGGTGCCGCTCGGCACGGTGATCGTGAAAGAGTTCGTTGAGGACGTGGCGATGTCGTATTCCACGCCGTCAAATGCAGCGACATTGCTCCCCTCAATGCGCACGCGGGCGCCAGCAGGGAATCCGTGGCCGGTCAGGTTGACGGTCGCCGTGGTGGACGCCACCGTGATACCGCCGGTGGTCACGTTTTTGACGACCCAGCCCGGACGCGAGGCATCGGCTTCGCGGAAGAGGTAGAGGCGGTCGTTGGCCTGCACCATGGAGACAGTGTCAGTCGGCTCGATCACCTCGTCCGGTGATGTCGGGTAGCCCAGCTCCTGCGGGAGCACGCTGATGACGATGGTGTCGCCGTTCTCGTCCACGATCTCCTCTCCGGTGTCAGTGACCAGAAAGCCGCCCACCCAGACACCGGCAAAGGATTGGTTGTCGTCAAGGAGGATGGTGTAAGCGCGGTCGCCGCCCGCCAGCACAACGATCTCCGCGCTCTGCACTTGATCCGGCGAGCGGTAGACCGAGGCCGCGAAGATGCCGCCACTGTAGACACTCTGCACCACCGGCGCGTTGGGCGCAGGGTTGAGCACAAAGGGCACCGTGAGCGGCGAGCTGGCCACACTGATGGCATCCGCCATGCGCTTGGCGCCCTTGCGCGTTACCGCCACGCCACGATCCAGCCGCATGTTCTCCGAGAGCTGGAGCATGCCAGCAGGCAGCGTAACCGGATTGATGCGCGAGGCATAGCCTGCGAATCCGGCGTCTCCGTCGCGGAGGATGGGGCTTTCTAAAGGCATTTAGATGTTAGCCCTCATACATGATGTTGACCGAACCGGCGTCGAAGGTGTCGGTGCCGTTGACGGTGGTGATGCTGATGCGGTCGAGGGCGGCGGAAAGAGTGATTGAACCAGCCACAAACATTGTTCTTGTAGTGTCGCTCTGTGCAAATACCCCGCTTCCGCTCCAAGTGTTTCCGCTTACATTATGCAATGACAGAGTGCCGTGAACTATGGATGCTGCACCGCCTTGATTTCCTCCTGCAAATCCTGCTGTATATGTAACTGTTCCAAGACTGTTTTGGTCAAAATTAGTAACACTTGATAAATAGCCGCTGCTAACAACGCCTCCAGATGTTCCTGCTCTTATTTGTATTAGTGAATTTCCATTTGTGCTAACCCCAGCAAACATCACCGTAACCCGCTTTGCCCAAGACGGTATGCCAGTGAAGTCGATGCTTGTTCCGCTGGTGCTGGCCTGCGCGGTGGCGAGCGTGAGCGGTTGAGTCAGCATCGTCGGCGTCACCTTGGCGCTCCCAATCGCCGTCACACCGGCATTGCTGATCGTCACATCGCCGGTCACGGCAACCTTGGTCGCCACATTGCTGCCGTTGCCGACGAGGATGTTGGCGCTGTCGAGAGCGGCGAGCTTGCTGAAGGCAATCGCCGCCGCCGCATCAATGTCCGCATTGACCAGTCCGCCGCGCACTACAGATGCAGCGACACGCTTGGTCAGTCCGCTCTGCTCGATGACGAACTCGTCGCCGGATGCGAGGGTGGTGGCTTGGGTTAGTTGTCCGATTGTTTTGGCCATTGGGTAGTTGAGAGTTGAGGGATGAGGGTTGAGGGATTAGTTGAGGGCGGCTTTTAGCCGGGTCTTGAATCGGGCGGCGTCGGCGGGAGAGATGTCGTTCTTGCGATTGGGGGCGATTTGCTGGTGAGTCACGATGCGGGACATGGGGATGTGCCAGCGCTTCATGCGGGGCACGATGTATTGGATGGCGCTGTCCATCGCGTCTTCACCGAGCGGGTCTTCGTAGGTGTTGCCGTCCCACGCCACGCCGAGGGAATAGCTGTTGCAGTCTGGAACGCCTTGCCATGAGCTGATGCCTGCATGCCAGCAGCGCGCCGTATCGTCGGCGAGGACGGTGCGGTTGCCGTTGCGGGCGATGATGACGTGGTAACTCACTTTGCTGGCGGGGTTCATGCACCAAGAGACGGAGCCGTTATAGCTCCCGCTGGTATGGTGCAGGACGATCATGGTCGGCGTGATGGGTCTGCCGCTTTTGTTCGGGGTGTTCAACCTGCGCTCGTCGTAAGCCTTGCTGACTGCGGGTGTGGAGACGGTTG